GTAACAGAGGGATATAGTAATCCCTCTGGCGTTTTATAAAAACGTTTACCGTCTACAGTCTCAGTTTCCAAATCATAGTCGATATCGCATCCAATGTGTTTAAAGTTCACTTCGCATAATCCTGTAATTATAATGATATTTTATTTAGCAATCTCCGTGCCATCTTCATATTGTAATTTTGCGAGAATATAGTCTTTAACTAAAGAAGAACGAACAATGTCATCTACAGTAAATTCAATCTTTGTAAATGCATTCATGTGATACGCAATATCAAAGAATTTAAGAATACCAGTAACATCTGTTTTCTTTTTATTCAAGTCTGTTTGTCTATAGTCTCCACACCAAATAATCTTTGAACGATAACCAACACGTGTCATAACGGTGTCGATTTCTTCAAATGTCAAATTCTGCATTTCATCTACAATAATGATAGCGTCATCAAATGACATACCACGAATGAATGATGTTGAAATGAATTCAATATGTCCCTGTTCTTCTAATCTATCCCATGCGTCTTTGCGCCCAAATAATGTTTCGCAGATTTGACGATATGGTTGTTGATAGATTTCCATCTTCTCATTTACGTCACCCGGCAAATGTCCAATCTCACGTGACTGTACAGCAGAACGCACCACTATGATTTTGTTGAATGGATTTGATTTATCCATTACTTCTTCGATTGCTTTATACAATGCACAGAATGTTTTACCTGTACCCGCTACGCCGTGAAGTGCTACAAAATAGTCGCCACGTTTGTATGCATCGAAAAAGAGTTTTTGATTGTGTGTTAAAGGATCAAAAGTTTTTAAATCATCTAGTCTGAGTCTCAGCGTATTGTTAACCGCTTTAAGTTTTGGTGTTGATTGGATGTCAGGTTCATTATTCGCAGTTTTAACCGCTGCCGATTTTCTTGCCATTGGAGCCCTTTTACTTGTAGTGTAGTGTATCCCCATTATCAGAATGTATTGATTTTTCCTAGAGGATGCGCTTCTTTAGCTTTTGATAGGACTTCTCTGAATCCGTTATCAGGCTTTCTGATGCCCAACCTAATAGGATCACCCAATGATGGGGCGCTTAACATAACAGATTCATATTGAGGATTCTGTTCTAAGAATTCCTCTTTATCAGCAATTTTAAAAAGTTTCTCAATAATCTCGCCAGTCTCACGGTGACGAAAGTTGTACGTTGGCATTCTTTACTCCATATGAGAACCACTCTGGTGTTTCTCTGTTTTTCCATTTAGCGAATCTCGCCTTATCATGTATATAGTAGTTCTGATACGATTTAATAGAATCATTCGTCACTTTATATGTATCCGGCATCGCAGGCGTAGGCTCTGTAAAACCACTATCATTAAGCATTACAGGAAAATTATTTTTCAACGTTTGCATCAAACCATCACGTTCAACTTTATGTACTTTACCATAACGGTGTGTATATTCTTTGCAAAGTTCTTCAAGCAATTCGGCAAGCCACATGTAATTTTGTGCAGACTGTCGCACCCATACAGCAGATGGATGATTTGCATGGGTTGCTTTGTAGAGATTTTTCTCTAGTGTCATATCTTTCAATCGCCAACGTTGAATGCTACGATTATTCGCAGTCTTGTCGATAAATCGTTCGCCATCAAGCACACGGTGTGCAGTAGAGAGTAGTTGTGCATACTCAATAATCATTTTGACAACGTGCTTATCTAAGTGCATTTCAGCACAGATTCTTGGATTGGGATTGAGATAGAAGATGTTCATATTTTCTCCGCAACAAGTTTATCGCCCATATCTTCACCAAACGACATGTTCTCATAGTATACACGAATTAGACCCTTCCGTGCAAGTGAAGTCATTGCCGCCATCATGGCCAGTTGATTTGTCCGTTGGTGCATATCGTCTTCATTTCGAATTTCAACACCTTCGGCAGAAGACAACATGATAGCAAGTAGAATAACGTTCGTCACGTTTTCATCTTCGCCAGTGTCATCAAATGATGCGGCATCTAATGATTCCATAATATATTCAATATCTGAATCACGTGCCTTTTTGAAAAAGTCTCCAGGTCGCATGTAAGTGCATTTTCTTACATCGAATGCAAGACTTCTCAAGAATGGTGGCATAGTATCATCATTTGCAATCATTTCATAGTTAACTGTGAATGGTGCGTTTTCGTCAAAGTCTTCCATTAAATCTCCACGTATTTTAGTTTAAAGTCGTCAGCACGAACTTCGTAGTTAATATAACCACGTGGATTACAAACAACCCTAGTAGTACCAATCATGTAGTCAAAGTCTTCGTGCGTATGCCCATGAGTCCACAATTTGATTTGTGGATGATTCAAAATAAAATCATCTAAACGGCTACTGTATGCGCCATTCATAATCACTTCAGTTTGATATCGTGGATGTGTAGATGCTTTGCTAGGTGCATGATGCCCAACAACAACATACTTACCGAGAGGCTCACTTATTACATTAATGTATTCTAACATCTTTTTATGATCTTGTACAGTATCTTCTGGCAAGAATTTAGCAGGACGTTTATGAAACGTAGGAATCCGAGTGCCTTCTTCATTCACATCAAATGTTCGGTATGAAACCATTTCGCTACTGTTTTCAATAATGCGAAAATCATTCATAATGCCACGAATGTGTGCAAGTGTAACAGGGTCTTGTGCATTCATGTCAGTCCACAATGTACCACCAATGAATGTTACGTCATCAACAACTATATGTTCTTTGTCGAGAATGTGCAGATTCTCAATGTGTCCGAGATAGTTTCGCAGAATGTTAAACGTTTCGGCAAAGTCGCCATGATAGTGTTCGTGGTTGCCTACAACATAAACTACATTCGAAAATTCGGATGCACAACGTTCAAAGAATTCGGTATAACGGTGAGTTCTACCATTTGCTAAATTACTAAACTCAACATCACGAAAATCCGATGCAACACAAATGTCGCCAGACAGTATTAGTACGTCAGCGTTTTCTTCGTTCTTTAAAATCAAGTCACCAAATTCAAGGTGAACATCGGATGCAATTGCAATTTTCATTGTAGAAGTCTTTTTAAGGTTTGTATAGTCTCTGATACATCTTTATGTAGAATGCCAATTCCACCAGCATTTACAAATCCGTCAATAACGTAATCAGTATCGTCAACCAATACAATAGATGGGTCAGCATATTCTGCTTTCAATCTACTGCCAGGACAAATATTTGCTTTGTATGGAATACCATGTTCACATAACCAAGAAATCTTTTGTGCCATCACTTCATCATGGTGTTTTAGTCCACCACTAGATGATAGAATTTCAATTGTCACATTAGGAATAGTTTTTACGTATGCTAATAGTTCTTGGCCACCAGGGTTCCAATCTAGCGTGGCAAAGTTTTTGCCTTCAATAAAAGTTTTCCAATTTGGAGAAAAGTTTTTTCTGTCTCTGGATGTACCAGGGCTTTCGCCAAATAGTTCTTCGTATCGTTTATTGAACGAACAAAGCACACCATCCATGTCTAAGTAAATTTTAGTTATAACCATATAATCATTCCAATTACAAGCATGATTACAAAGTATTCCATAAGAGTGAATTGTAACATCATCTTATAGAACCAATCATACTGCAATAGTTTTTCGTATAGAGAAAGTTTCATTCGCTCATTCTCCGAATTAGGTTGTTTAGCACATCTTCAACTTCAAATCTGGGACGGCTTGACATGTAACAAACATAGTTAACCACTTCGTCACCTGTCATGCCAGAGTCCCATGCTTCAAGGATGAATTGCTCTATTCGTGGTGCAACATCATCCATAGTAGTCACATCATCACATTGTCTTAACGTATTCACTTGCATATGCACGATCTTCAAAATCTTCTATAGTAGTATCAATTTCATCCAACAAATCAACGGGTTTCTTAGAAGACTTAGCCATCGCATTCATAATGCCATCAAGAGAATCACCAGCAGGCGCCGCAGGCGCTTTTACTGTCTTAGCCTTTACAGGCTTTGTCGCCTTAACTACAGGCGCTTTGGCAGGCTTAACTGCCATTACTTTAGCAGGTTTTGCAACAGGCGCAGTACCGCTACCAACGAGTTCATAGCTTACAACGGTGCGACCATCACGATTGGCACGAACAGCAAAGCCCGTGTTTTTCTTGATTTCCCACAGATAAGTGGAAAGGCGAGTCGCAACGATACCATCAATTGCTTTGATAGTGCTAACAGGAACGGGAGCCTTTGCATTTTGCAAAACTTCAAAAATCTTCGTGTATTGTTGAACAGATTTAGTCATAATAAATTTCCTTAAAAGAGTTAACTAAGAGATACATGGTAACACACCATGTGGTGTTTGTCAAGCGGTAACAACAAAAGGTTTGTTCCACTTGCCAACATTGATATGAGCATAATAAGCGGTGTCGAAATAATCGGTCATTGCATCACTACGGTCATAATAATCACCAGAATACATTGCAGTAACGATTTTGGTCATTAGTTCTTTTGCCTTACCAGAGTAGTGGCTCTGATAGTGGTAGGGGTTCACTTGGTCGTAGCCAGTATCATTGGGACGAAAGCCACGGGATACTTGGTAGAAGTCAGCGGCACAAGTTTCGTTAGAGTTAGCAATAAAATCAACAGGCGCAGATTTGATTGTGCATGTGATAGAAAGATTATCGCAACGCAACGAATACTTAACACCAGTACCTTTGAGTGCGGCATCAAGGTTTGCTTTGATTTTCGCTTTACGTTCTTGGTTCATATAAGCCATGTTCAATTCACTCCATAAAAAATAGCGTCTTCATCATACGAATGGGATGCATACATCATCATATCGTGGTAAGCATTCATTGTATCAAGGAAGTCCTGATAAGTCAAGTCAATTTCCTCTTGTTGTTGCGTAAAAGCAACATCTTGTAATTCAGCATTAATCAAATCAATATTCATAACTTAGTCCTTAATCTCACAACCAACACCTTAAGTATCGCATGAAAACCACCACCTGTCAAGGGCTTTTTCGGCAATGTTGCACAAAAACAACAAAATTAAGGCGGTTTTGGGCGGTTTTTAGCTATAG